CATTAACAACGTTTACGGATTTTAATGGTCCAAAATATACTTTATCCCTAGACTTATAATTGAATATTTCTACACCATTAATCAATATTCCAATTGGTCCCGGAATACTCTCTATTTTTCCACTATCGACAATATTGGTATCTGATGGAAACTTTCTTAGAATTTTTTGAGCCCCTATCACAGATTCTCTCTGAGAATTTAAAGTGAAGTTATGATTTCCAGATTCTGTTGGTACTTTAAATGTTTTAAAATTAGATTGGGATTTAATGAATGATACTGAAGAATATAATCTTAGTTGAGATTCATTTATTACTTCGGCAAAGTAAACACCAGTTTCTAATCCAACGATAGGACTATTATCTGGAGAATAATATATCTTATCTCCATTAGAAAAAGGAAGTGCATCACTAAACTCTATTATACTATAACTACTGATACCTACTTTACCAGAAAACTTTTCTGCAGAATTTTCTGCAATAGTAACAGAAGAAGATTTTACATTTACATCTATTTGATAAGATTTTGGAACCGGAATATTAGTTACTCCATCATCAGTAGATGGTAAAGAATTTGATGCAACATAATAATATTCATCCTTATCATTGTATAGGTTTTGAATATCAGATATGATAAAGTCAGATTCTAATGGAGCAGACGTTGCTTTGGATTCTGCTCTTCTCAAAACTCTTCTAACTTTATAATCTAAAGTATTATCAACATTACTGTAAGCACTTTCAAGTGTTATTGTGTTTCTAACACTATTCGCAGTCTCTATATCTTTTACTCTTGATTCAAATGATGTTCCCAATAATTTAATTTTATCACCAACTTTCAAACTAGATTCATCTATTTCAGATTTTAAAATTATCTTGGATCCTTCAGAAGCAAATTGATCGACATCATAAGATACGCTAGTATTATAAATCCAAGAATTTGCAAATATTTCTTTGTATGATTTATTTTTTGAATTATCAATATTTTCTCCAAGATTAGATACAAAAATTTCATCACCTTCATTAACGTTTAAATTACTTGAAATTTGTTTAAAATCTGAAAGCACCCCTGTTAATAAAATTTCTACTTTTTTATTGGTATCTCCATTTTCATAACCAAAGTATATTTCATCAGATCTAAGGTTATCAGTTTCTGCGATTGAATTTGTAATTCCAGAACAACCAAAGAATTGATTTATACTTTTACTCGTATAACTTATATTGGTGTTAATGCCAGAAATTATTTTACCAGACTCTTTAAATCCTATGGTAGAATCAACAGATATAACAGATGATCCCACTCCCACATCTTGCAAAACTTTTGTATTTGGAGTAATTACAAAAGTGCCCTGAATTGCCGACCCTTCCTCATAACCAACAAATAGTGATATTCTAAAATATTTTTTATTATTTCTAGTAAAACTTTCTACTTCTGAAACAGAAGCATTAGTATTCAAATCAGATCCCTTAAATATTGATTGCCCAACTAATTTGGAAGGATCTCCGGAAATAGCTTCTGCAATAACAATTTCTCTTCTTAAAAATTCTGCGGAGGATGACTTAATTAAGAAATCCTCTAAATTCACAATTTTGGGAGTTACACCATAAAGAACGTTGAATAATATTCTAAAAGATTCATTTGTCCCTTTTGATTCATATAAATTTCTTATATGCTTTAAGAAATTACCAACATTAACATTTTCATTAAAATCAACATTTTCTAGTCCGGGAGCAAAAGTTGATTTTATTTTTCTATAAAATTCCTTCAAAAATAGAGAACTTAAATTTTGTACTATTGATCCAGACTCATGCTCTAATGCGGATGAGGTAGAAAATACAAGTTCTTCTTGATTTGTTTCCTGATGATAATCAGTAATTCCGCTAAAACCACGACCCAGTTTGCAACCAGTAAATACATTTGTTCCAATACCAGTATAAGTAATAATTTCATCACCGATTTTTAATAAACCATATTTTTCAGGAAATCCTTTAGTGCTTGTAACATGTATACTATCTGCACCAATAGTTGTAATACCAGTCGTGGTAGTGCTATCTGTTATTACTTCGGGTAAAAGATTATCTAATTTTAAATATTGATCTAAATTTTCAGCAATATCGACTGGTCCACCTTGATATTCCTGAGAGATATAATACTGCTTTAAAAATTTAGCTGCATTAGGACTCTCATCTAAAATATAACTAGGTAATTGACTGTCAATGATTTGTTGAATCTTGACCCTTGATTCAAAACCTGTTTGTATCATATTACTCTCTTATTAATTTCCCGTTTGAATAACTTGATGTATAAAAATCTCTAACGAAAACAGTTCCTGATATTTCATCGCCAGATGCAATAACATCCCTGATCATATTTATTGTACTTTTGGAAACACTTAAACTAAGATATAAGTCTTTCAATCCAACAACATCATTTGATTCGGGAATTGCTTGAATCTCAATAATATTATCTGGTAAGGAAGTAGAGGTGATAAGTATAGTTTGCAATATTACTTCACCCTTTTCATAGTCAACTATTCCTGCATTCTTTACAATTACTCTATTTGTACCTGTTTCTTGTAATGGTTTTACTATAGAAATTATACCTGTTTTCTTATCATCATTAGGTATATCTGTTAGATATACTGTATCTGTTTCTCCGGATATTTTAAATCCTGTGGATTTGATATTAAATCCATCTTCATCAATATGAAATCTATTTCCAAAACATAATTCATATTGTGCAGACTGATTGATCACTGCTTTCAAATCTCTTCTTATTCTTATCTTTGTAATGTTTGAAGTGATTGCGGTATCTGTGTTATCAATAACCTGGAGTAATTTACTATACTTGAATCTTCCACCAAATTTATTCAAGTCAATAGATTTGGAATATGAATTTAAAGAGTTTATAATTTTTGTTTTTAAATCATCCACCTTAGAAGTTTTTGAAAAATCATAGTAAACAGAAGAATCAATTTCTACATAAAGAATTTTAAGATCAATTATTTTTTGATTAATTCCAGAAACTCCATATTGCTTTAGTTTCGATAATATTTGATTTTTTGAAAAATCAGAAACAAACGATCCATTTTTTGGTTTGATACTGATGGTGACAGATCCAAATTCTGGAGGATCAAGCTCTTCACCACCAATAACTGATACCGATTCAGTTTCCGGATATATCTGTTTTATTATTGCCTCATAATCCCTTGCCGTAACCGCCCTGTACTGTGCCGAATAGATTCTAGGTGCATAATACTTAATAGAGTCTAAAGTCTCTGCATTAGACCCGCTCTGTGCTGCCAGAGAAGTTGTTACCGTTGGGTTACCGGGGTTTAATACAGACTTCGATTGGTCATCAATAATACTACCGGCAAAAGAAAATATGGAGGGACCATTACCATCGATACCGTCTGTAACAATATATTCTACCGTAATGGTGGATTCATTTTCTAATTTTTTACCAATGAATCCATCACCAAAGAGTAATTCATATTTTTCGTCTTGTATTTCTTGTATTAAGAAAATTCTTGATTCTGAATTGATATTAATAATATTATCAACCAAAGTATACTCAAGACCAGTGCCAGTTTCTTGCGGTCCTTTTACATACACTCTTATTGTTGATGTATCAACATACGAATTATCCAATATAAATTTTTGATTGATGGATGCATCGACTGTAAATGTTCTTCTTAAAAATGTTCCTTGAAATACTTTTACATTCGTAAATGATGCTACACCACCACTGACTGTGGTTGATATATTTTCTGGTGTTGCAAATGTATATGTAGTGTCATCATCTCTTCCTATACACACTAGACCTGCTTCTAAGGTCGCTGTTTGTGTGTCTCCACTAATTGATATATCAAATGAAACTTCTGCTGTTGCTGCCGTCCTGGAGCGTGGTATATACCCAATATTTCTTGCAAGAGAAATTACATTTTCACGAAGTGTTGCCGAATCCAAAAAGGATTCATTCACAATCATGTTGGAATTGAATGCAGTAATATATGTGTTATATGCTAGTGTATCAATTAAGGTTGAAAAATTAGATCCTTCAAAATCAAAATCCGTGAATGTAGAGTTTGCACGGAGATAATCTTTGATGGATGTCCTTATCTGATCAAAATCTAAATTGGTAAACTTAGTAAAAGGCATATTACTATCTGGTTGCCTCTAGTAGAAATGTATATTCTTGAGTCGGAAACTCCTGACCAATAATATCAAACACTACCGTCACATCAAATGAATTCTGATCAGAATTTGGATTTACAAATACCTGAAGATCATCAACTCTTGGCTCAAAATTTGTTATTGCAACTTGAATTTGTTCCTGAATAACAGATGCAGTACCAAAATCTACAAATTCAAACAAACTGCTTCTTACATCAGACCCAAAAATTGAGTTGAAAAACTTTTCGGTGGGTATTGTTTGGACAATATTTCTTACAGATCTACGAATCGCATTCTCATTTTTTAATATTTGAAGATCTTTTGTCACAGGATGGGGCTCAAAGGATAAATTTATATCCCTAAAAACCCTTGATATCCTCTTAATTGCCATTGATCACGAGATTTTTATTTATTTATGCTCCCGTCCAAGAAGATCCATAGGATGGTTCTGTACCATATGTCCAATCATCGTAATCATCATCATTACGAATCTTTTCATGAAGTTCTGTTTG